CCAGTGGCAGTGGCCCGCCGACGGGCTGGCCACCCGTGGTTCGGTGCAGGGCCAGACGATCAACGCGCGGCCGTGTCTGACGATCAACAAGCTGCCGCAGCACGTCCGTCAGGTGACGAACGAGCAGCGCCAGAACCGGCCCAGCGGCAAGGTCATCCCGGCGGACGACAACGCCGACGTGCAGGTGGCTGAGATTTTCAACGGCGTGGTGCGGCACATCGAGTATATGTCCGACGCCGACGTGGCTTACGACACCGCCTGCGACAACCAGGTGACCTACGGCGAGGGCTATATCCGCCTGCTGACGGAATACTGCAACGACGAGACGTTCGATCAGGACATCCGCATCGCGCGCGTCCGCAACTCGTTCAGCGTTTACATGGATCCGACGATCCAAGACCCATGCGGCGCCGACGCTGAGTGGTGTTTCGTGACCGAAGACATCCTGAAGACCGAATACGAACGGATGTTCCCGGACGCCACGCCGATCAGCACGCTGTACAGCCAAGGCGTCGGCGATCAGGGCATTTCGGCGTGGCTTCAGGAAGACACGATCCGCATCGCGGAATATTTCTACAACACCTACGAAAAAGCCACGCTGCACCTCTACCCGGACAACCAGACTGCGTTCCGCGGCACGCCGCAGGACAAGCAACTTACGGCCATGTTCGGCAAGCCTGTCCGCACCCGTGAAGTTGACCGCAAGAAGGTCATGTGGATGAAGACCAACGGCTATGACGTGCTGCAAGAGCGCGAGTGGGCCGGCAAGTGGATTCCGGTCGTGCGCGTCATCGGCAACGAGTGGGAAGTTGACGGCCAGATGTACATCAGCGGCCTTGTGCGGAACGCCAAGGACGCCCAGCGCATGTACAACTACTGGACGAGCCAAGAGGCCGAAATGCTGGCCCTGGCACCCAAGGCGCCCTTCATTGGCTATGGCGGCCAGTTCGAAGGCTACGAGATGCAGTGGAAAACCGCCAATACGACCAACTGGCCGTATCTGGAGGTCAATCCCGACGTGACGGACGGCGCCGGCTCGGTACTCCCCCTGCCGCAGCGCGCGCCTCCTCCGTTGCCCCAGACCGGCCTGATCCAAGCCAAGATGGGGGCTGCTGACGACATCAAGGGGACGACGGGCCAGTACGACGCCAGCCTTGGGATGCAGGGCAACGAACGCTCCGGTAAGGCCATCCTCGCCCGCGAGAAGCAGGGCGACGTTGGCACCTACCATTATGTGGACAATCTGGCCCGCGCGATCCGCCACATCACCCGGCAGATCGTGGATATGATCCCGAAGATTTACGACACGCAGCGCATTGCCCGCATCATCGGCGTTGACGGCGAAGTCAGCATGGTCAAGTTCAACCCGTCGCAGCCAGAGCCGGTCAAGGAAATCCGCGACCCGCAGACCGGCGGCATGATCGAGAAAATTTACAACCCCGGCGTCGGCACTTACGATGTGATGGTCACGACCGGCCCAGGCTACATGACCAAGCGTCAGGAAGCCTTGGACGCCATGAGCCAGATTTTGCAGACCAACCCGCAGCTTTGGGCTGTGGCTGGCGATCTGTTCATCAAGAACATGGATTGGCCGGGCGCGCAGGAGATGGCAGCGCGGTTCAAGAAGATTCTTGATCCGAAGGTGCTGTCGGAAGGCGATCAGTCACCGGAGATGATGGCGGCCCAGCAGCAAATAGAAGCCATGACGCAAGAACTGAACCGCATGACGGACATCATATCCAACGTGCAGGACAGCGTTGCCCAGCGCGAGGTGGACATCAAGGAATACAAGGCTCAGGTGGACGCCTACGACGCTGAGACGAAGCGGATCAGCGCCATGCAGCAGAGCATGACGCCAGAGCAGATTCAGGACATCGTAATGGGTACAATCGCCGCGGCGCTGGACACCGGCGATCTGATCGGTGGGTCGCCGCAGATGCGCGAGATGCCCGACATGGAGCAGCCTGAGATACCTGAGATGGGCGAGATGCAGCCTGAGATGCCCGAACAGCCGCCTGAAGGAATGATGGAATGAGTTGCGCGGATTTTGTAGGGATGCTGTTTCTGGCGCGGGATGTGACCCATTCCGCCCACCTGAACACGCGCAGCTACGCCAAGCATGCCGCGCTGAACGCTTTCTATGATGGCGTGATCGACCTGGCAGACAAGTTTGCCGAAGCCTATCAGGGCAAGTATGGCCTGATCGGGCCGATCTCGTTGATGTCGGCCAAAAAGACCAACAACGTGGTCGAGTTCCTTGAAGGGCAACTGGAAGACCTTGAGCAAATGCGCTATAAGGTCGTCGATAAGGAGTGTACCCCGCTCCAGAACATCATCGACGAGATTTTCGGGTTGTACTACACCACGTTGTATAAGCTGAAATTTCTGGCGTAAGGAACGACTATGGAACTGCTTCGCCCTCTGAATGACTCCGGGTTTGCGACGCAAAGCGTGGCTTACACCGGCACTGCCGGGTCTGTGACCGGCTGGAACGCCGGCCCGCAGGGTGTGTTGGTCTGGTCAACCACTGACGCCTACATCCTGGTAGGTGAAGGCGTGACGGCCACGTCCGCGGCCACGCCGCTGCCTGCGTACACGCCGGTGCCGATCACCGTCCCGCAGGGAACTGGCGGCGTGTGGCGCGTCAGCGCGATCCAGATCAGCGCCGGCGGCACGATGTACGCAAAGCCGATCAACATTCGATGAGCTTCGGCATCCCCGTCCGCAACGGCCTGTCCGTAGGGCTTTTGGCTTCGACGTTTCTCACGTCAGGTTCTGGACGGCTTGTCCCTAGGCTTACACTGAATTTTCTGACCGGCGCCCCGCTGGACAGCCGCATCACGTTCACGCGGTCTACCACAGCCACGTTTGTGGGTAGCGATGGCCTGATCCAATCGTCAGCAATCAACGCCCCGCGCTTCGACTATGATCCGGTCACGCTGGCACTTCGCGGCTTGCTGATTGAGGAGCAGCGGGTCAACTTGCTATTAAACAGTGATATTTTAGGCAGTGATCTTATTACGCAAAGCGTCACGGTGACCGCCCAATCTTACACCCTTTCATTTTATGGGACTGGAACAATAACGCTTTCAGGTGCCGCAGTTCAGATTGTGACAGGTACCGGCGCATACCCTTCCCGCCGCACACTTACGTTTACGCCAACTGCAGGCGTTTTAATTTGCACTGTGACTGGTACGGTGCAGTTTGCTCAACTTGAAGCCGGCACATTTGTCACCAGTTTTATTCCTACCGTGGCCTCCACGGTCACCCGCGCGGCTGACATAGCGTCGATGACCGGCACGAACTTCTCGTCTTGGTACAACCAGAGCGAGGGGACGTTCGTTGCGAGCTACATAAACCCCACCGTGGCGGCATCTAAATTCCCTGTGGTTTACGCTGCCCGCATTCAATCAAACAACACATCGCAGAACACCAACGAGGTGTTCCTAGCCACTACGTCGTCGCAAAATCTCGTTCGCATAAGCGGTGTAGACCAAGCCCTTATTGGCTATACCGGCGTATACACGCCCGGAACGATACGGACTGTGGCAACTACATATAAAGTCAATAATTTTGCCGTCGCGTCTAACGGAACTTTGTCTGGAACGGATACCAGCGGCAACGTCCCGACGGCGTTGGACATGCTGAATATCGGCTTTAATACCACCAGCGATCTGCTCAACAGCCACATACGCTCCATTACCTACTACCCCTCACGCCTCACCAACGCCCAGTTGCAGGCACTCACCGCATGATCGATCTGTACCTCATGGCCGCCACCGAGGCGGAGATGCTCGCCGCGCTGACCGCTGCCGGCGTCATCAACGACGAGGGCAACCCTGTGGCCGGCGTCACCCTCGACCACATCGGGCCATTCAGCCGCGTGACGGGCTACGACAAGCCCAAGCGCAAGGCCGACGAGCCTATCCCCATCGTTGTGGAATACCCCGGCTGGCACACCAACTTGCGCGGCAATTTCACCGACGAGCAGCTTGCTGTGTTGGCGCCGATCAGCGTTCAGCCATCCGTTCCGCATCGCGTGTGGGCCTGACGTTGCATACAGACACTGTATAGTGTAGATTACACAGTAACCGTACCGGCGAGGCTCACCGGGAACTCCACAGGGGTTAACATGGACGCGAATGTCCCGACTGAAGCGGATGCCTCCGCGCCGGAACTGGAAGCTACGGCAGTAATCCAGCCCGCAGAAAACACGACGCCGGAAACGCCTGTCGAACAGGAAGCATCCAAGACCTTCTCCCAGGAGGAACTGGACGCCATCGTCGGCAAGCGGCTTGCAAGGGAACAGCGTAAGTGGGAGCGTGAGCAAGCCCAGCGACTGGAAATGGCTCAAGCGCAGAAAGCGGCAGCAACGCCTTCTGATCTGAGCGCCGACCAGTTCAACACCTACGAAGATTACGCAGAGGCTTTGGCCGAACGTAAGGCGGAGGAGTTGTTGGCAAAGCGGGAAACCGCCAAGCAGCAACAGGCATTGCTCGCAAACTACCACGACCGTGAGGAATCAGCGCGGGATCGGTACGACGACTTCGAACAAGTCGCCTACAACCCCAACCTGTCCATCACGGAGATCATGGCGCAAAGCATCCAGGCGTCCGACATTGGCCCCGATGTCCTGTATTGGCTCGGTTCCAACCCGAAGGAAGCGGATCGCATTGCCCGGCTGTCGCCCATCTTGCAGGCAAAAGAGATCGGAAAACTTGAAGCCGGCATGGCCTCAAGCCCGCCGGTTAGAAAGACTTCAACCGCCCCGGCACCGATTGCGCCTGTCACAGCCCGCGCTTCCAGCGCGCCCGCGTATGATACGACCGACCCTCGTTCGACAAAGACGATGAGTACGTCGGAATGGATCGAAGCGGAACGGATGCGGCAGATCAAGAAGTACGAGGCACAACGCAACCGCTAGTTTGGGACTACCACCATGGCCAACTCGATTCTTACTATCGACATGATCACGCGCAAGGCGCTTGAGATTCTCGAAAACAACCTCGTTCTGACCCGCAACGTCAACCGCCAGTACGACGACAGCTTCGCTGTCGAAGGCGCCAAGATCGGTTCGACCCTGCGTATCCGTCTGCCCGACCGCGCGCTGGTCACGGACGGCGCTGCCCTTCAGGTGCAGGATGACAACGAACAGTTCACCACGCTGACCGTTGCCAACCAGAAGCACATCGGCGTGAACTTCACGACCGCCGAACTGACCATGCAGTTGGACGACTTCGCAGACCGCGTGCTGAAGCCGCGTATCTCGCAGCTTGCCGCCAGCATCGACGCTGACGTGGCCAACGCCTACGCCACCATCGGCAACACGGTCGGCACCCCCGGCACCACCCCGTCCACTTCGCTGGTTCTGCTTCAGGCCCAGCAGAAGCTGAACGAAAACGCTGCCGTGATGTCGCCGCGCTACGCGACGGTCAACCCGGCGGCCAACGCTGGTCTGGTTGAAGGCATGAAGGGCCTGTTCAACCCGACCGACACCATCAGCAAGCAGTTCAAGAACGGCATGATGGGCACCGGCGTGCTTGGTTACGAAGAAATCAACATGTCGCAGTCGATCAAGCAGTTCACCACCGGCACCCGCACCGCCACTGGCGCTACGACCTCGGCGGCTGTCACGGCTGAAGGCGCCACCACCATCGCCATCACTGGCGCTGGTAACGGCAACACCGTCCGCGCCGGCGATGTGTTCACCGTGAACGGCTGCTTTGCTGTGAACCCGCAGACCCGTGAAAGCACTGGTTCGCTGTTCCAGTTCGTCGCGCTGGCCAACGTCACGCTGGGTTCTTCGGGCGAAGGCAACATCACCGTCGCGCCGATCTACTCGGCTACCAACGCGCTGGCCACTGTGAACTCGCTGCCGGCGACTTCGCAGGCTGTCGTGTTCGTGGGCGCTGCTGGCACCCAGTACGCGCAGAACCTGGTGTACCACAAGGACGCCATCACCTTCGCCACCGCCGACCTTCTGCTGCCGCAGGGTGTCGATATGGCGTCGCGTCAGGTGCATAACGGCATCAGCCTGCGTATCGTGCGTCAGTACGACATCAACAACGACCGTCTGCCCTGCCGTATTGACGTTCTGTACGGCTTCAGCACGATCCGTCCGCAGATGGCTTGCCGCGTCTGGGGCTAAGCTGAAACCGGCCCCCGGTTCGCCGGGGGCCAACTTCTTTGAAAGGATTATACAATGGCTCTCCCCAATGGCGGCGGTGGTTATCAGGTCGGCGATGGCAACCTGAACGAACCGCTTATCGACGCGATCCCGCTTCCGATTTCCATCACGGCGGCTGCTACGCTCACTCCGGCTCAGGTGCTGAACGGCGTGTTCTTGGCCAACAGTGGCGTCACCACCACGCAGACCTACACGCTGCCGACCGTGGCGCTGCTGGAAGCAACTCTGTCCAACTCGGAAAAGGTTGGCACGTCCTTCATGTTCCGCGTGGTCAACCTTGGCACGTCGTCCGGCACCGCGGTCATCGCCGCTGGCACCGGCTGGACTGTGTCGGGTTCTCTGACCATGACCATCCCGGTCACGACCGGCGCGGCCATGCTTGCCCGCAAGTCCGCTGAAGGCGCGTGGACGCTGTACCGCGTCGCGTAATAGAGGTCAGCCTCGGCCTTCGGGCCGGGGCTACCTTTTAGGAGAAAGACAATGGCTAACACCAAACCCATCGGCGTTGCCTTCAGCGATCAGGACATCGTCGGCGCGCAGTATCTTCTGAGCGACGAACAACTCGGCTACACCGCCGCCGCGCAAGGCACCGTCACGCAATTGACGGACAAAAGCACGGCGGTCACGCTGAACGCGTCGGCTGGTCGCATCACCATGAACAACGCTTCGTTGGCTA